CTGAAGGTGCTACAACTATTTCAACAGTAGACGCTGATACAGCAGTGGCTCATTTAAATTTTACTATTGACGGTTTAACAAAATTTACATCATTAGGTGTAGAAATAGAAAATGCTTCAGCTACTGGTGTTCCAGCGTTATTAATAGATAATGATGATGTAGATCAGCATGCACTTTCAATAGTAGCAGCAAATACAACAGTTCCTATAATAAATATAGATGCTAGCACATTAACAACAGGTCAAGGTATTAGAGTGTATGATGATTCATATGAAAGAGCCGCAGGACATATTCATATAGATGTAACAGACACACAAACAACTACTTTAGATAGGGCCGGTAATGGATTATTTAGAATTGATTATGATAGACCAGGTGGTTCACCAGTTGCTTCAGGTCAAACTAATTATGCAATTGGTGCTGAAATAAAAATGGATAATAATGCCACTAATGTTGGTGTGAGTTCTATGACTGGGATGGATATTGTTATAGATCATGCAAGTACTGGTGGTATAGCAACTAGTGCGGGTATAGATATAGATATTTCCGGTGGTGATGGTGGTACGGGTATGACTATTGATGTCACTAGTCCTTCAGCTTATGGTATTATTATGTTGGTAACAGATGGGGGTAATGATATTGTATGTAAAAGTTCTGCTAATACACTTGATGTTTTCTCTATAAAAACGGGTACTAATGCTGAGACAACATTAAAAACTTTTGATCAGGATGCGGCTCTTGCTCATTTGAATTTTGTTGCTGATGGAAATATAACATTAGATGCAGTTGGAGATATAGAAATAAACGCAGATAGTGGTGCTATCAACTTTAAAGATGATAGTGCTAGTTTAGCTAAAATAAGTACTGCTGGTTTAAGTTTTGAGAATAACACTGGAGCTGGAATAATATTTGATGGAGCAACAGATAACGCTCATATGACAACACTGAGTGTTATTGATCCTACAGGTACTAGAGCTGTCAATTTACCAAATGAAAGTGGAACAGTTGCTTTAACTAGTGATATACCAGATGAAGTGGCTGGAAGTACTCATATACATAAACAAACTAAGGTTACTTTTGATCAGGCTGCTTGCAACGCTATAAATGGTGGAACAGTTGCTAGTAGAACTTTGGTTGCAGCACAAGGAGCAAATCAAATAATAGTTCCAGTAAGTGTTACTGTTTTAGTAGATAGAAATTCAGCAGATACTTCTGCAGCTGATCTAATAGTTGGATATAATGGTACAACATCATATACTTATGCTATAAAGTATTTAAGAAGATTTATGTATGGTATATTAACAGATATGACTTTTTTAATGACCGATTATTTAGGGAAAGGTGCAGCAAGTTTAACAGGTGGTGAAAACGTTGCGTTGACAATATCAACATCAGCAGCCATAAGTAGTAATAGTTTAACTAGTATGACAGTATATACTAGTTATTATGTAATAGATAACTCTTAAAAAATAAAGATATGGCACTAGGTGGTAAAACAAGTAATAAATTTTATTTAACATCAGGAGGAGGAGCTGATGAAATAAATGGTACTAGAAAAACTGCATTAGATGCTTTTAATACAGCAGATGCAGCAGCAGGTTATAAGCAATTAATAGATAATAATACTTTAGGCCCTCTTATAGTAAACTTGCAAGAAATGCAAGATGATATAGATGAACTTAGAAGGTTTGTAGTATCTGCTTCTGAATTAAAAGGCGCAATAGGAACTCTTCCAATAGCAGGTGGTGGAACAGGATCTACTTCAACAACATATTGTGATCTAACCGCTAATGTAACAGGTGCATTACCTAATGCCAATGTAGCAGCAGATTTAACAATTACTGCTGGTACTATAGAAAATACACCTATAGGAGCTTCAACAGCAAATACTATTGTAGGTACAACTATAGATGCGTCCACTAATTTTACTATAGGAACAACTGTTATAACAGATGATCAAATACGATTTACACCAACAACTAGTGATATAGTTGCAATAGCTGCTGCTGCTAATGGTGTATTAAATATAACAACTTCTGATGCTAGTGGTTCTAAACAAGCTAATATAACAATTAGTGCAGAGGGTACTGCTGAAATTGCAGCAGCAAGTACTATAACATTAGATACTTCTCTTGATATAGAACTAGAACCTGGGTCTGTTAATAAGTACGTTAATAACGTTGGAATATTTAGAGGAGGTAATATAGGACCTATATCTGACACTCTTATTCCTATAATGCCTATTGATTTTAGTGGTACTGATAATTCTAGAGGTCATCCTATCCTTGGATCTGATGGTAAATACATGCAACCTGTTGATGATAGAGCTACCTATTATTGCCAAAAAATAATACCTAAAGGATATACTGCTACTGAAGCTGTAATTAGTGGTGTTGATGCTAGTGGTGCTGGAGCTATGATAGCACTTGTAACTGATAATGGTGGTACGACTCCTTCTGCAGTATCTGCTATTGTTACTTTTTCTAGTGGAGCTTGGACAATGCCTTTTAGTGTTGCAAGTATAGTGGGAACTGGTCAAAACGTATGTACTATTTCTTTTAATCCAGGTGGTACATCAGATGTTATATTTGGAGGAAAAATAACAATAGCTAAAACTTAAAATTATGAAACAACCTACTATAAGATTAAAATACTTTTATAAAAACTTAACATATAATTCAGGTAATCCTGAGTTATTAAGAGGTGCTGCTAATAATGGTGGAAATTTTCATTCTATGATGTTTAATGTTGCTAATACATATAGTGCAGGTATATTACTAGATGTATATTTTCAAGATGCAGCAGCTACTAAATTTTATATACTTAAAGATGCTAAAATAGGAAGAGGTTATAATTTAGATTTAGTAAATGGTCATTCTAATGGTATGTCATGGAGTGATGACATGGATCTCTATACTAAAATATCTACATCATCAGGTACAGCATCTTTAATAATGAGTTGTGTATCAAAAAAAATTAGTTAAACTTTTTTTATTTAAACTTTTTATATATATTTGCTATAGTTATTAATTTAAAACTATTTAAAAATGGCAAAAGAAACTAAATCTACTAAAGAAGTAGAAGTGTCAAAAGAAGAACTTGACAAAAAAAGAAAAGAAGTTACAGCTTACTATAAAGAACACATACCTTCTTTAAAAACTCAGTTACTATATGAAGAACTATTAAGAGATATTGAGAAGTGTCGTGCAGAAAGATTACAAGCACAAATGTTTGTATCTAATACTATGGCAGGACCTCCTGAAGCTTCTAATACATCAGCAAGTGCTGAATTTGCAAAAGCACAAGCTCAACAAACTGCATCTGAAACAGTAAAAAGAACTTTAAAACGTACTGAAAATGCAACTAACTAGAGAGAAAATTCAAGAGACCATCAAACGTAAAACAGATTATCTGTGGTTTGAAAAAGGTGACTACAATCTTAACATTGTGGGTGTAAGAAACTCAAATACTAAGAATGAAGTTACAAACCGTTTTGATGATAAAATAACTCTTTCTTATAAAGTAAATGGCAGATGGCACTTTCATTCTTTTAATTGTACTACAGATCCAGGAACACATTGGGTTGAAAATATTTTATCAGAAGATGGAGTAGCTATACTTAAACCTGGTCAATACAGAGGAAGTCATATTATTAGAAAACATCAAGGTAGATATGAAGCTTTAGGACAAGATAAACCTGTAAAAGTTTATAGAGATAATAATAGAGATGCTTATTATAATCTTCATGAAGATTCTGTACAAGAAGGTATTTATGGAATTAATATTCATAGAGCTACCAAGTTTGCTAATAAAAAATCTACACAAGTTGATAAATGGTCAGCTGGTTGTCAAGTTATTGCAGCTAATGATGATTGGAAAATATTTATGAAAGTATGTAGAAAGGCAAGAGATACTTGGAATAATAGGTTTACATATACTTTATTAGAAAGCAAAGAAATATTACATTCATGGCTATAGTAAACAGAGTAAATAAAAAAGTAAAAACAAGTAAGGATGAAGTTATAAAATACCAAATCCTTACTTATTGCTTTTTAAATAATATTCAAATAAGTAATTCTGATCTTAATTGTTTAACAGAATTAGCTAAAATTGGAAGTAAAGAATTAACATCTTTTTGTACTGATATTTCAAAAAAGAAAATATTTAAAAGTTCTCAATCTTGTAGAAACGCTTTAGCAAAAGCTGAAAAGAAAAATTTAATTATTAAAAACGGATCTAACAAAAAAACTATTTGTATTAATAAAGATTTAAATATACAAACAGAAGGAATAATATTATTAGATTATAAAATCTTAGGAGTTGAAACCAAAAAATCATAAATCTTTTTTTGAAGATGTAGCAAAAGAAGCAGAAGTTCACAAAGATGTAGTAGAAGATATTATAGCTTTTTACTATTCTCAATTAAGAAAAAATTTATCTAATTTAACTGATACTCATATAAATATTTCAGGACTAGGAACTTTTAGTATAAGAAAAAGGAAATTAGAAAAAACTATAAAAAGAAATAAAGACATATTAGGTAATCTTGAAAAAATGACTTATAAAGGTTTTGATAAATATCTTCCAGTAAAAGAAAAATTAAAACAAATGGAAGATGCTTTAATTAAAATAAATATAAAACTAGAAAAAAGAAAAAAGTTTAAAAATGAAATTAAATAAAATTATATCTGCTTTTGGAAATATAGATAAAATTCTAGAAGGTATTAAAAATAACATATTTAAAAAAGAAGATATTGAACAAGTTGCAAAGCTTAGATATAATAATTGTTTAACTTGTAAACACTTTGATAATAAAGGATCTTCTTGTGCTGTTAATGGTACTCAACCTTGCTGTGCAGATTGTGGATGTAGTTTAGCTATAAAAATAAGATCATTATCTTCAAGTTGTCCTAAAGGAAAATGGCCATCTGTTATGGATAAAGAAACAGAAGAAGAATTAAAAAAACAAATAGGTAAAAATTTATATAAATAATATGCCAGTAATATTTAAATCAGACGGACACATATATGAAACATTAGATGAAAATCTTGAAAAAGATCAAATCAAATGGACAAGTGTTACATCATTTGTAGGAATATTTAAACCTAAATTTGATGCAGAAGCTCAATCTAAAAAGTCATCTAAAAATAAAAGATCTAAATGGTATAAAATACCACCAAAAGAAATATTAAATATTTGGGATAATGAATCTAAAAGAGCTATAGGTTTAGGTAATTGGTATCATGATGAAAGAGAAAGTAGATTATTAGAATTTAAAACTATTGAAAGAGAAGGAATAGAAGTTCCAATAATAAAACCTATAGTAGATCAAAAGGGTATAAAAATAGCACCAGAACAAAAACTTATTGAAGGTGTATATCCAGAACATTTTGTTTATTTAAAATCAGCTAAACTATGTGGACAAGCAGATCTTGTAAGTATAGTAAATGGAAAAATAAATATTCTTGATTATAAAACAAATAAAGAAATAAAGAAAAAAGGTTTTAAAAACTGGGAAGGTATTGTTTCTAAACTATATAAACCTGTAAATCATTTAGAAGATTGTAACTTAAAACATTATAATTTACAATTAAGTTTATATGCATATATAATTAAAAAACATAATCCTAAACTTAAAATTGGAGACTTAACTATACAACATGTTATATTTGAAAAAAAAGGAGAAGATAAATTTGGATATCCAATAACAAAATATAATGATCAAAATGAACCAGTTATAAAAGAAATTAAAATTTATGAATTACCATATTTAAAACAAGAAGTACAAAGTTTAATTATGTGGTTAAAAGATAATCCTATATGTTAGTAAAATTATTTGATATACAAAATGGCAAGGTAGTTCCTAGTGAACATTGCTATGTATTAAAATCTTTAAAAAAAATAATGGATAAATATCCAAATACTTATTTATCTGTATATCAATATGTGTTTTACATGACATGTCCAGATCCTGATTTAAATCCTTTTTTTAATATGCCTGAACATGAAAGAGAAGATCTTATAATAGAAGAAATAGGATTTGAAGAGTCAGCAGAAGATGGAGCAATTAGACATGCTATAGATACATGTAAAGAACTATATGAAACTCCTACGTATAGAGCATATAAAGGAATTAAAGCAATGCTAGATAGACTTGCTAGGTATATGGAAACTACTTCTATTGATCACGGTAGAGATGGTAACTTAACTGCATTAGTTAACACTGCTGCTAAATTTGATCAAATTAGACAATCCTTTAAAGGAGCATATACTGATATGAAAGATGAACAAAAAAGCTCTGTCCGCGGTGGACAGGGTCTAGCTTATGATCAATTATAAATAAAAAAAAAACTATGAAAAAATTAAAAGTAATACCTGTTGGGCACAATTTATTAGTTAAACCAGTACCATTAAAAAAAACTACAGATTTTGGACTTATACTTCCTGATTCACAAGTTCAACAAATTCCTAAAGGTACTGTTGTATCTAAAGGAGGAAAAGTTAGTGATGAGTTTCAAATAGGAGATCACGTTCAATGGTCATTGGAACATACAAATGCAAAAGAATTTGAACATGAAGAAGAGAAACATTTACTATTAGCAGAATCTGGAGTAGTTTGTAAACTATCTCATTTAGATTAAGTGTATAAAAAGATACCTACATATAAAAATAAAGAGTGGTCATATACTGAATTTGAAACTAAAGAAAGTTTTATAAAGTATCTGACCACTTTATTTAGAGAACCTGGACAATATGAATTTGATGAAGTAGCTTTATTATTTAATAAACAAGCTACTATATTTAATACTAAAGGTTTTTATTGTGATAAACCTTTTAGATCAAAAGATTATATACAATACTGGAATAATCAAAAAGAAAAATGTAGAGAAGGTATAATATATCATGGAAAAAAACAAATGTGGTATGTTAGTAGAGATTATTATATGTGGTTAAATTTCTTACCTATATTTGATAAAGAAGAAAAAAAATATGGTTTTGCTAAAGTTAGGGATGCTCAATATCACATGGCACTATATGAAATATTAGCAGAAGAAAATCACAAACATGTAGCAATACTTAAAAAAAGACAAATAGCTTCATCTTATTTTCACATGGCTAAAATTATAAATCAATTTTGGTTTGAAGAAGGAGCTATATGTAAAATAGGTGCATCTCTTAAAGATTATATAAATGACAAAGGATCATGGAAATTTTTAGATGAATATAAAACATTTCTTAATGAACATACTGCATGGTATAGACCATGTACTCCAGAAAAAGTTTTATTATGGGAACAAAAAATTGAAGTTAGAATAAATAACAGAAAAACTAATAGAGGTTTAATGTCAAAAATTCAAGGAGCTTCTTTTGAAAAAAATGCAACAACTGGAGTTGGTGGACCTTGTAATTATTTCTTTCATGAAGAAGCTGGTATTGCACCTAAAATGGATAAAACATATGAATACATTAGACCTGCAATGTCATCTGGTATGATGACTACAGGTATGTTTATTGCTGCTGGTTCAGTTGGTGATCTTGACCAATGTAACCCATTAAAAGAATTTATATTAAATCCACAAGCAAATGATATATATGCTGTAGAAACAAATTTAACGGATGACAAAGGTACTATAGGAATTTGTGGTTTATTTATACCAGAACAATGGTCTATGCCCCCTCATATTGATCAATATGGTAATAGTTTAGTTCCAGAAGCTTTAGTATCTATTAAAAATGAAAGAGCACAATGGCAAAAAGATTTAGCTCCAGAACAATATCAATTACGTATATCTCAAAAACCAATTGATATTGCTGAAGCTTTTGCATATAGAAAAGAAGCAGTATTCCCTCAAGCTATACTATCTAAACAAATAAGAAAAGTAGAAGAAAAAGAATACCCTTATGAGTTTATAAAATTAGAAAGAGATGATGAAGGTATTGTTGCAAGCATAACTAGTAAGTTACCTATAACTACATTTCCAGTAAAAAAGAAATTAGAAGATAAAACTGGGGTTCTTGTTGTATGGGAAAGACCAGTTAAGAATCCTAAATTTATGATGTACTATGCATCTATTGATCCTGTATCAGAAGGTAAAACAACAACATCAGATTCTTTATGTAGTATATTTGTTTATAAGAATCCAGTAGAAGTTACTAGAGAAACATCAAAGGGATTAGAACATTTCACAGAAGCAGATAAAATTGTAGCTTCTTGGTGTGGTAGATACGATGATATAAATAAAACACATGAACAATTAGAATTAATAATAGAATGGTACAATGCTTGGGCATTAATTGAGAATAATATATCTCTTTTTATTCAACATATGATTGCAAGAAAAAAACAAAAATATTTAGTACCTAAACAACAAATAGTATTTTTAAAAGATCTTGGATCTAATAACAATGTATTTCAAGAATATGGTTGGAAAAATACTGGGTCATTATTTAAAAATCATCTTATATCATACGCAATAGAATGGATAAGAGAAGAGATAGATCAAGAGCTAAATGAACATGGAGAAGTAGTATCTTCTACACTTGGTGTAGATAGAATTCCAGATAAAATGTTATTAATTGAAATGATGCAATACTTCCCAGGATTAAACGTGGATAGGCTTGTAGCTTTTTCTGCACTTATAGCGTTTGCTAAACTCCAACAGGCTAATAGAGGTTATATTAAGCGTAAAGAGAAAGATAAGTCACTAGATCACTTGGATAAATCACAAAATTTGTATAAATTGAATATGAGACCTTTTAAAAATTTAGGAAGGCGTAGAAACCTATCTGGAGGTAAAATAAAGAGATCTCCCTTTAAAAATCTAAAGTAATGAACAAATATTGGACAACTACATCAACAGCAACTATTCCAATTTGGACAAGTAGTACATCTTATGAAAAAACTACTGTAAAATATATAATTAAAAAGAATAAATAATATGAAGGTACTAAACGCCTTACAGATGAAGAAAGGTGCTAAATCAGATGGTCATTCTGCTTCAGCAAGCTTAACTCAACCTGTACAATTTATATCAGCTAAAAAGAAAGATGCTGACTGGAGTGCTTGGAATATAGATTGGTTAGAAGTACAAGGTATGGACTATCTAAGAAAAGCTTCTAGAAAAATTCTTAAGAATTATAAATTAGCTAAAGGTATTATTGACAAAACAGATTATATAGTAGAAGAAGATAATGACTATAAAGATCTAATGGATGTGCTTACGAAAGAAGATGACTCAGCATTAGAACTTAAATTTTATCCAATTATTCCAAATGTAGTAAATGTTCTTTCTGGAGAATTTTCTAAAAGATTTAACAAAGTTCAATTTAGAGCAGTTGATGATACATCATATAATGAAATGCTTGAAAAGAAAAGAGCATTAGTTGAAGAAAACTTGTTAACAGATGCTAAGATGCAATTAACAATGAAGTTAGCTGAAGCAGGAATGGATCCTGCATCAGAAGAAGCACAGAAAGCTTTAGATCCTGAACAAATAAAATCATTACCTGAAATAGAAGATTTTTTCTCTAAAGACTATAGAAGTTTAGTTGAAGAATGGGCATCTCATCAATTAGTTGTAGATCAAGAAAGATTTAAAATGCAAGAACTTGAAGAAAGAGCATTTAGAGATATGCTTATTTGTGATAGAGAGTTTTGGCATTTTAGAATGATGGAAGATGATTATGAAGTAGAACTATGGAATCCAGCATTAACATTTTATCAAAAGTCTCCTGACACAAGATATATTGCTGATGGTAATTATGTAGGTAAATGTGAAATGATGACTGTATCTGATGCAATAGATATGTATGGATACTTAATGGATGAAAAACAATTAAAATCATTAGAAGATATATATCCTGTAAAATCTGCAAGATATCAAGTAGGAGGAATGCAAAATGATGGTTCATATTATGATGCAAGTAAATCTCATGAATGGAATACTAATATGCCAGGATTACCTTATAGACAATATGTAAGTAAATCAAAAGAAAGCCAAAAACATGGATCAGATATTGTAGCTCAAATATTAGGAGAAGGTGAAGATATTGATACATGGGGTGAAACAAATATGTTAAGAGCAACAACTGTATATTGGAAAACTCAAAGAAAACTTGGACACTTAACAAAAGTTATGCCTGATGGAGAAGTGTTTACTAGTATAATTGATGAAGGATTTACAGTAACTGCAAAGCCAATATATAATACTAATCTATTTAAACAAAAAACAAAAGATAATTTAATTGAAGGAGAACATATTGATTGGATATGGATTAATGAAGTATGGGGTGGTGTTAAAATTGGTCCA